ACTTCTGATGTAGAACTTTATGGTATTACCATAGCGAACTCTGCTTCAGCTGGTAGTGCAAGAGTTGTGGTTGAATATGTTCAAGCGAACAATTTAACGGCTAACTAATAAATAAACTTTGTGAGCTCCTTCGGGAGCTCATAACTAAGGAGATAAATTATGGCAGGCGGAGGATCATTTACAAGTGACCAACAAAGTGCACATGCTACTGGAGACGGACAATTAGTTACTAATAGAGCGCGAGTAACTGGAGTTCAAGCTAAAGGAATAGCTACTTCAGAAATTAAACTTTATGATGGAACAGGTACCGGTGGTACTTTAAAATTAGATTACGTATTTGGAACAGAAGGATTAAATATATTAATCCCTGGTTCTGGAGTCTTGTTTAGTGATGGCGTGTACTTAGATCTTACAAATACTACTGGCGTCACGATAACATACACATAGGAAATTAAATGGCTGTTTCGGGTAATGTAAAATTTGATCCGGCGTTAGATGATGTCATCGAGGAGGCCTTTGAAAGATGTGGAGTCAACAGTCGTTCCGGTTATGACCTTTTTACCGTTAGAAGATCTTTAAATATACTCTTTTCTGAATGGGGTAATCGTGGATTACTTCAATGGAAAATAGACTTTTCAAACATTGATCTTGTATTAGATCAAAATACTTATGATTTTGCATGGAACGCAGCTGCAGCAACTGAAGCTGGTGTAACAAATGCAAATGAAACCCCTGATCTTACAGATACAGGGACTACTAATGCTTTGTATAATGTAGATGATGTGGTGGGGGTAAGTTATAGAAATATTTCCTCTAGTGCTACAAATCCTACAGATACTACAATGTCTAAAATAGATAATTCTGCTTTTGCAGCGTTAGCTAATAAAAAATCTACAGGAAACCCAAGTCAATTTTATATTCAGAGAAAAAGACTCTATACAAGAGTATGGATTTATTTAACTCCGGGGAGCGCACAAGCATCTAATTATTTATACATGTGGTATGTTAAAAGAATAGATACTAATACAGACTCAGGATCCTATTCAAATACTGCAGATGTTATTTACAGATTTTATCCCGCGATGTGTTCAGGTTTAGCTTATTATTTAAGTTTAAAAATTGCTCCTGACAGAACACAAGCATTAAAATTAATTTATGAAGATGAGCTATTAAGAGCTGAAACACAGGCAGGTTCTGAAACAAGTTCTTATATAACTCCTAAAGCATATTATCCGAGTGTATCATAATGGGTGGAAAATTTTCTACAGGGAAAAATGCAATTTCCATCTCAGATAGAAGTGGGATGCAATTTCCTTACATTGAAATGGTCCGGGAATGGAATGGTGCGTGGGTGCACATTTCAGAATATGAACCAAAGCAACCACAATTAGAAATAAAAGTTAGAGGTGGGGATGGTCAAGCTTTAGAACATCCAAGACCACCATCAAGATCTGCACCTGAAGTTGCAGTTATACTTCCTGTTAATCCTTTTTTAACTTACCAAGCTGCTTCAGGAATAATAATGGTTTATTCTCCATCTCATGGAAGATCAACTGGAGATACAGTTGTATTTAGAGGACCTCCTGAACAGGCCCCTGGAACTGGGACCGTGGACGATCCAATTGCACAATATTCTTCTTGCCCAGATGTGGATGGAATTTTAGGAAGTGTAATTTGTCAAACAGGTGGGAATACTATTACTTTAGGATATTATAATGGATCTGGAGTTGTGGCTAACAGTACGACTGATTGGTATTACTTTACAGCGGCGTCTGGGAGTGCTACAACAGGAGGAATACGAGGAGGCGGAGGTTCTGTTAGCGCAGGCCCTGCAACATTGACACCATGACCTATGATGAATTAACTACAAAACTTAGAGACTACACAGAAACTAGTAGCACAGTTTTAACTTCTGCTATTGTTAATGATTTTATATCAGATGCTGAATATAGAATTATGACAGATGTAGATTTAGATGTATTTAGACAAAATGATTTTACTAGCTTAACAGCTGGAAACCCCTTTGTCAGTACCCCTGCAGGAATTTTAATAATTAGATATGTTGTTACTTACCCTGAGGCTAGTCCTCAAACTAGAACTTATTTACAACAAAAAGACATATCTTTTATGGATGAATATAGTGGAACCAGAATCACTCAGAATGCTCCTAAATACTATGCGAACTGGGATGAGACTAAATTGTATTTATCTCCAACTCCAGATTCTGCCTTGAATCTTGAGCTCGCTTATGTTAGAAGACCTACATCAAGTGCTGGAACGGCTTTAACGTCTACTAACACTACAACGTATTTGAGCAACAATGCTCCAAATGCGCTCACTTATGCCTGTCTCGTAGAGGCATTTGCGTTTTTACAAAACGATAAAATGTACCAACTATACGAGCAAAAATATCAACAATCTCTGACTGGTCTTGGAATAGAACAACAGGGTCGAAGACGAAGAGATGAATATATGAATGGTGTTGTAAGAGAACTTCTGAATGCACCAAGAACAAGAGTATAGGAGATAAAAAAATATGGCTAATACAGTTTGCACAACCTTTAAATCAGAATTGCTTAAAGGAGATCATGATTTCTCAAGCGATACATTTAAAATTGCATTGTATACAAGCTCTGCAACCAGTCTAGCTGATTACACGATTTATGCAGTTACCAACGAAGCAAGTGGCACAGGATATTCCGCAGGTGGGATAGCTTTATCCGGTGGAACAGTCGCTTTATCAGGAACAACAGCTTATGCTGATTTTACTGACGCAGCATATACGTCAGTAACTATCACAGCACGATACGCTTTAATTTATAATACAAGCGCAAGTAATAAAGCATGTTTCTTTTTAGATTTTGGTGGTAACAAAACAGCTACTAATGGAACGTTTACGATTGTGTTCCCTGCAGCTGGTGCAAGTGCAGTTTTAACATTAACAGGATAATTATAAATGGCTTTTATAGTAAATGACCGTGTTAAAGAAACTACGGCTACTACAGGTACTGGAACAATTACCTTAGCAGGAGCAGTAGAAGACTTTGAAACTTTCACAGCTGGAATTGGTGATGGTAATACTACATACTATTGTATTTTCCATGAATCAGATTCTTATAATGAATGGGAAGTAGGCTATGGAGTTTTTACAGCTTCTGGAACTACCTTAACTAGAACTGCAATTACTTCTTCGAATGGAGATGCACTGGAAAGTTTTTCTGCAGGAACTAAATCAGTTTTCTGTACTTTACCAGCAAGTAAAGGTTTAATGAAAAGTAGTGCCGGTACAGTAGTATTTGGAGATAATACTGGAGCCCTTTCTTTAGCTGGAGCTTTAACCATGAATGCTTTCAACATTGTCATGGATACATCTCAAGGAATCGTTGATGATTCTAGTAATGAATTATTAATGTTTACTAAAACATCTAGTGCAACAACATATGTTAATGTAACAAACAAGGACACAGGTAATGGTCCTGTTATTGCTGCAGCTGGTGAAACTAATTTGGATTTAAATATTAATTCCGCAGGCACTGGATCAGTGGTAACTAACGCTGATTTAACAGTAGGCTCTAAATTTATAATGCCTAGCGTCACTGCTAACAAAATTTTAATTGCTGATGGAACAAGTTATGAAGAAGAAACCATGTCAGGAGATGCAACAATTGCAACTGGTGGCGCATTAACTTTAGCAACTACGGCTGTTTCAGCCGGCTCATATACTTTAGCTTCTATAACAGTAGATGCTAAGGGAAGATTAACAAGTGCTTCTAGCGGAACAGCTGGAGCATCACAAGGGTTTGCGATTGCAATGGCTGTCGCGCTCTGATATAAGGATAAAATATGGCACAAGATTTTAGAAACACATTAGCAAGAGTAAAAGGCACTTCGCCTTTTACAATTTTAGCAGGTGGAGATTATGACGCGGTTATAGGAATTAGGTGTTGTAATGTTTTAGCAACACCTATTACGGTGGATATTTATATTGTAAGAAGTGCGGCAAATTATTATTTAGCAAAGGACGTTAGTATTCCACCAGGATCGGCTATTGAATTAATTCAAGGAGGAGCTAAGATAGTAATTGATAGTAATGACACCATCACAGGAGTATCGAGTGATGCTTCATCTTTGGATGTAGTTTGTTCTTATATTGATACTATTAGTTCTTAAGGAGAACTATGACGGCAGTAATAAACGGAATTCAATATATTGGAGGCGTACTCGGCGCTAATGATTTTATAAATAATCAAGCAGCGACTTTGAATGTCACTCAAACAATTGAGAGCGGTGTCTTAGCCGGTCCAATTTCTATTCCGGCAACAATCACAATAACAGGAACATTGGTAGTAGTTTAATGAGCACAGTAGAAGTAAATAAAGTAACCCAACAATGTGGAACAACTTTAACAGTTGGCGGTGGAG